CCTGTGTTATTTGTTGCACCACGGGCCTCGGCCCCATAGCTACTAGCTTTATCAAACTCAACTAACTGTGTGGAACCTCGCATGACGTTTGTATTAAAGCCACGAGCTGATGTGTTACTTTCAAAACCTTGACCATCCACCAGAATTAATATTTTACTTGAGGTAGAACTAGGTGTAATTGATGCGGTTATGCCTGTATCAACAAAAGTATTAGAAGTTGAAGTTGCTTGTGTGCTGGTACTTGCATTTATAACTTGCACAACACTACCACTAGGAACACTAGCACTCGTCATACCGCTTAACTGGTTGGTCAATGCAATCGTGCCACTGCCAGAAACTGTCTCAAGGATGTCTGTTTTTAGTTTAGAAGCCATTATACTTGTATCTCCATTGCCGTTAATTCTACCTTTGCATCACCAGCAGAATACTGACAGTTTCCACCACTACCTTGAAAATACACTGTGTAAGTTATAGCAGAAGTAACGCCATGAACGTCTTCACCATACATTGCATGTCCGTGAGTTAAATTATCTGCACCGCTTCCATGTTTACTCCGAAACGCACTGTTCAAAATAGAAGAGCCTTTGTAAAAAGTTACTAACAAATACCTACCTGTAGACTGATTAGCTTCCCCACCTATTAATGACAGAGCAATTTTACTGCTAGAACTTTTAGGTGTGATTGTTACGGAGTGACCGCTAGATACGTAGCTTGTTGAAGCAGATGCTGTGTTGGTATTAAAGAGTGAAGTCACTACTTGCAACACACTGCCCGTAGGCATCGTCACTGACCCCTGAGTCTTTAGGTCAAGTGTCTTACCTGCTGCAATCTTAATCACCTCACCCGTAGGTGCGGATAGTTCTTTAAGCGTTAGCGTACTCATACGATACTCCAAGTGCCATTCAAAATTATTGTGTTCCCATCTGCAATCGTAATTGGCCCTGCTGACATACCATTAGTATTGGCTGGTATCGTGATGTTCTCACTGATGGTGTTGGCATTAGTTCTGATGATTCCATTAACTCCAAGAGCAGGGCGTTGTGTATTGATAAACGTCTGAGTCTGGGCCTGTGTGTAGGTATTGCCTACTGCGAAATCATTAAAGGTTAGGATGACTAGCTCACTACCTGTCGCTGCACCTGTCGTTAAAACTATGGCAGTTCCATTGGTTGCGGTGTAGTCAGTTTCATCCAAGGTCACGCCATTCAACGTCACGATAATGTTAAACGCTATGTAAGCTAGGGTATTCCCGTTAGCATCTGACCCAGTGAAGGTAGTCTGGTTGTTTGTAGCTACAAACTTGTACTTTGCTAGTGCTGATTGTACTGATGAAAATCCATCAACATGACCTATATAACTCATGCTTTACTCCTATGCGATTTCTAGGACACTTGCGAACACTTCAAGATCGCCAGCTACGGAAGCCGTTAGTCCAATAATGTCGCCAGCTTCTAAGTTAATCGGCTTATCCATTAAGAGAGTAGCATCTGCTGGCACAGGCACTGTCTTACAAATATGACGATATGTAGAGCCACCATCTATTGTGACTTCCACTGTTACATTGGCATCGTTAACACCATCAATGTTTGATATGTACAATGCGTGAATAACAGACTGTGTATTAGCTGGTGCTGTATACAATGTAGTACGTGAAGTACCTATTGCAACACCTGCGTTTTTAAAGGTATTAGCCATCTGGTTAGCCTCCTAAAGCTATAGCCATTGCTACGGAAGCACCAATGGGATCATATACTGTTGATAGATTATTAATTGATGTAGTTACTGAGGATGTACTAGCCTTAGCTGCAAGGGCGGTGTTCATAGTTCCTACAAAGTCTGCATCATCATTTATAGAAGCTGCAATTTCATTCAAGGTATTAAGGTTAGCAGGTGCGCCATCTACAATAGCGTTGGCTGCTGTAGCAGCTGCACTAGCTGCATTTGAAGCAGAAGTAGCTGCCGCAGATGCTGAGTTAGCACTTGCTGTTACGTCTGCATTAGTTGATACAACATCTGCATTAGTTGATACAACATCTGCATTTGTCAATACAACATCAGCGTTGGTTAATGCTAAGTCTGCCGCAGCATTACTTTCAGAAGTAGCTGCGTTTGCTGCACTAGTAGCTGCCGCAGCAGTAGAACCAAATAAGGTATCCGAGTAAGCTTTAGTAACTACATCTTGTGCCGCAGTAGGATTAGCTACGCCTGTGATCTTGTTAGCACCCATTGCTAAGACACCACTCATGGTATCGCCAGCTTTATTTAACTTAAGTGCATCTACTCCATCTACATAGGTCTTGTGTGCAGCGTCTGTGCCAGCCGTAGGTGTACCTAAACCAGTGACTTTGTTAGTACCCATAGCTATGGCACCTGTCATGGTTCCACCTGCCTTAGGTAGCTTTGTGGCTATTGCAGCAGTAGTAGTAGAAGCATAGTTGGCATCATCACCTAGAGCAGCAGCTAATTCATTCAGAGTATCTAGTGCTGCTGGTGCTGAGTCTAAAACTGCGGCAACCTTAGCATCTACATAGGTCTTAGTAGCAGCATCCGTACCTTGTACAGGATTAGATAAACCCGTAATAGTTCCAGAAGTACCAGCGTTCATGTTTAGTGAGCCGTTGATAGTTAAGTTCGTGAATGAGCTAGAACCTGTACTTGCTATGTTACCTGTTACGTTACCTGTAACTGCACCAGTATGAACACCTGCTGTGTTACCTGTGACATTACCTGTAACTGCACCAGCTATTGGGCCAATAAAGTTAGTAGCTGAGATATTAGTACCAACAACAGTACTCGCAGAAGTAGCACCGACAGTAGTACCATCAATCGTACCAGCGTTAATGTCTGCTGTAGCAGCTACCAAGGAAGATACAGTGGCAGCAGCAGGAGTAGCAGCACCAATGACAGTAGCGTCAATGTTACCACCATTAATGTCCACACTAGCTAGTGTAGATAGACCTGTTACACCTAAGGTTCCTGCAATGGTTGCATTCTCATGTACTGCAACAGTATCAATGTATCCGATACCATCAATGTATAAGTCTTTGAACTCAGCACCAGAAGCACCAAGGTCAATGTCGGAGTCGCTGACGGGTACAAATGCCCCATCTTGAATGCGTACCTGCTCTACTGTACCTGCTCCTACTTGTGAGAAGAAACTAATTCGGTTATTAGTAGAGTCTATTACTACTTTGTTTAACGCATCAACGTCTGCAATGGTAGGAATGAAAGCACCTTCAGTAGAAGAGCCGTCATGCTTGTGACCAGTTGCGTGGATAAAGGCATCTCGTATAGCATTGTATTCTGCGTTAACAGGAGCCGCTTTGATTACTGCGTTTGCAGTTATGTCTGCAACAGATTGTCTAGTATAGCCAGCCATTTTATCTTAAATCTCCAGTGCCATAAGTTATTACTAAGCCTTGTATGCTGTGACTAGCATCTTGGCTGCTTGTTACATATTTAAAAGATACAGACTTACCAGAGCCAGATATACTAGTTGCCTGTATTGGAGAGGGGTTACCATCAAAAATAGCGGTACTATTATATGCAGCTTCATTGTAGTAAGCCGCAGCACCTGTAGTAGTCATTGTAAAGTTAGTTGGATTTAATACTTCAATATCTTCATAGTCATACACTACAGATAAGATAATAGAATTATCTCCTTCTGATCTAAGGTAAGTATTAACCTTATGAAATATCTTACGCTGCTCTGGGTTTTCCATATACAAGTAAGGAGTTTGATACACACTAAATATATCTATCCCTGCAAAACTATTACCTTGTTCTTGACGATGTACTAAACCTGCTGAAGTACCATGTATTACAAATTCATTCTGGCCTATAAAACCACTAGCTGCACAAGTAGCTTCTATACCTAGTAGTTGACCAAACTCAAATCCAAATCCATCTTGCTGTTTGCGTATGCCTCCGATAACTCCTTGAGACTCGGCAGCAGCAAAGAAGATTCTAAACTGAGATTTCTGGCGTATTACAACAGAAGACAATCCTTCTAAGTCTATGTCAAATACAATGTCAGTAAATAGAGATTGAATATCTTTAGATACAGTCTCTAGCTGTATATCACCAATCTTGTTTGTACCAGAGATAGGACGTAATCCATCTTGGCTAAGGAATAGTAAGTCTCCACCAATCTCCATAACACTGTCAGTAGCCATACAACCTAAGTCATGTGTAATGCTAGACAATGTAAAGTCAGTAGTACTAGTACCCTTCAATGCTTTTATTTCATTAGTACCAAATATGTATAAGAAGTCTCGGAAAGGTCTAATAGCTACAATGTCAAAGCCTACGTTAATTACCCCACCACCACTTCCTGTAGCAAAGTTTGTTTCATCTAAAGGTGCGCTAAAGAATATCTTAGTAGGATGTGCTGGATCACCTGCAAGGAACATGTGGTTAGCATAGTCCACAGCATACTTAGGATCTGTAGGTGCTGCCGAATGTGTTATCGGTGTATAGGTACTGCCATTGTATGTAGCGGCAGGATTGATACCATCCGTAAGTATTACTTTCTTAGCACCAAAGTTAAAGTTAGCAAAGCGAACCTTGCTTACTCCTGTCATTGTAGGTGAACCACCACAGGTAACAGCTACCCATGCAGAGCTTGAGTTGTTCCATCGGTGTAAATAATTATTGCCACTGCTAGGCTTACGGCAAGCTAAGATACCATCATTGATACCATTAGATACACTGACACCTAATACAGATCCAGTTCCTGCAACAGTACCATAGCTATTTGTAAAACCATTAATACGCCTATAACCACCCGTTACAGCAGCTTCATAGTTAACCATCTTAATTGCACTTCCTGGAGATTGCTCTCCCTGTGCTAGTACATCACGGCTTGTGTCTAAGCCACCTGCACAAAAGATTTTGTGTACTGATAATTGGTCAGCCATGTTGTTATGATAATCCTGATGCAGTACGCTGTCTTGTTCTTACAATGTAAGCACTTCGCATGTTTAACTTATCATCCATTAACACGTTACGCATTGCCTT